TTGGTCAATTCGTTTCTGCTACTTTTTCCCGTCATTTCAAACGCTTTTGTTTCCACCTCAGCAGCTGAAATGGCGATGCCATAACTTTTTAAGCTTTCATTTTCTCCGAGTAAACTTTTGGTAAATGCTTCTAATACTGGTTGCGCACCACCCTGTACGTTAGCGAAAGAAGCAACATCACCTGCTAATGCAGCAAGTTTTGTTCCTAGATCACCGGACGCTTCTGCTGTAAAGTCAATACCTTGTAATACTGCACCTGTGTTTGTTAATAATCCCTCTAATTCAAATGCTGCTAAACCAGCTTTATTTGCAAATTCCTCTACGAAACCAGATACTTGTGGTAATGCGTCCCCAAATGTTGTTTCAAATGCAGAACGTGCTTCACCTGCGTCTGAAGCTAAATTAACTAAATCTTTACCAACTGTACCTGCTGCAACACCAATACCAGCAATACCAAATGCAGCTGCTTTACCAATCTTACTTGCAGCACTTCCTAGACCTTGTAATGCCTTTTGTCCTTTTGTTAATGATTTAACAAACTGATCGGTTTTACCGATTATTGCTATTGATACTTTTTTTTCAAATGCCATTATTTAATTGCCTTAGTTAATGCGTCATACAATCTATCGTTGTATGTTTCTAGTATTTCTTTTTGGTTTCTGCTTATGGTCTTACCAACTACATAACCTTGTTTACCTAATTTGGTAAATGAACTATCGCCACGATCCCTGCTGTTTCCAATCCATTTTCTATATGGAAACTTTGCACCCGGTCTTGAGTGTGGCAACCTACCTATTTCTGCTTGTGTGATTGCCCTAGTTTTACCACTTCTTGTTGGTACATATTGAAACCTACGACCAAACTCCATAGACAATGCACTTGGGTATCTGTCGCTTGTTTTAATATTTATCTTGGCTTCACTTCGTGTACCAGAAGCTGTAAAACCCATAGCTGAACGATTTGCTTTAGGTACTGGTTGTTTACGTCCTAATGTACGGCTATCTGATAATTGTTCTTTGGCTATTTCTCTATGAAACTTTGCCAATGTTTTTAAAACATCTTTTTTACCATATTCTTTTAATTCTTTAACAATCTCTTTAACTTCGCTGTTGTCTATTGCTAAATCGGTTTTTTTAAATGTTTTTGCCATATCAATTATCGTATTTGTTGTTTATAACCCTTACTAATGCGTAAAACATTTCCATATCAAGTTGTTCTATTTCACGTGGACTTATTCCTGTTTCTATTGCTATTGAAGCAATCAAATCTATAAATCCGTTTACGCTTTTAAATTATCACTTGATCCAGTAATGTCTAGTTCTTCAACTAAACCAATCCAAGTATCGTAATCTTCTGTAACGCCATTTCTTTTTGCACCAAGCCACGCCAAATACAACAACCACTCATAACGTTGTTCATCTTGTAATTTAGAAACTGGTACATCAAACTTGCGTTCAAATTTAACAATATCTGCTGGTCTAATATTCACTTCGTACTTCGTGCCGTCTTGCATTATGACGACCATACCACCCATTACGAAGTTGCCCTAGTAATTGTTCCAGAAGTTGGAAACGATACGGACATAGTTGCAAGTTCACCAACTGCGTTAGCTACTGGTATGTGTTGATTTACAAGCACACTTCCAGAATAACTTGGATTAGTTGAACTTACTGAACCACTTGTTGGTTTTACAACAAATGCTGTTGTAGATCCAAGTAATGGAAATAATGTTGCGTCCACTTCTGAAGCTGCGAAATCCTGTTGAAACTCTATTGATAGTGTTCCGTCTTTTAGTCCACCAGTTCTGGATTGAAATGTATCACCCATAGCTGTTGTAACGATTTCATCAGCTGTAATATCTAATGTAACACTTGAAACGTGGTCTGATAAATCAACGCTGTTCAAGGTAACACTAGCGTCTGTTAAAACAAATTTTGCCAATGTAAACTCCTTTCAAACTTAATTTTATAGTTTAGTAAAGAAGTTAAGTTGTGTGTGTTATTCTATGCCTATTGTTGCGTGTATAGAAAAACTTGGATTAGTTCCAGATATTGTGTAGTTTAGTCGCCAATATTGATCTGTTATAGCACCTGCAACACTTTGAAAGTCTGAACCTATTGCTGTAATTCCTGTAAAAGTAATTCTATCTGTTGGACTTGTAAAACTTGAATTATCATCTGATTGCAATTTAAAAGTAACTGTTGGTGTTGAAGTACCACTTACACCGTAACAATGTATGCCTACATAACATTTTTCTGTTGCACCAACTGCACCTAGTTGTACCCCGGTAGAGTTACCAGTAGCAGTTAGATCGCCGTCTACTTGTACTTTGCCCTGTACAACTACATCACTTGATTGTGATTTAGAAATACTAAATGGTGCTATTTCACCAACTGCACCAAATATGTTATAAGAAAACAACCTTGATTTCATAAAGTATGCAGTATTGCCTACACCTGCGTCTGGTACTGTGGTAACTAATAATTCATTACCTACTGAAGCACCAAGTAATGCGTCTGGTTTATTCGCACCAGCTTCATAAAATCCGTCTAGTTGTAGCGTACTATCTTTAATGCCACCTAGTTTTGATTTAAAACCACCACTATTAATTGTTGTAGCGTCTAGTTCTTCAGCGTTTATTTCTAGGTTTACGCTTGTAATATGGCTTGATAGATCATAACCACCACTAAATACTTTACCGTCATTAAATACAAATTTAGCCATTTACTTCTTCCCACGCTTCATTAACATCTGGTGTGCTTTTATCATCTTTTATAAACGTGCCGTCTTTTTTTCTAGCACGTCTTTTTTTAATAGTAGTGGGTTCTATGTGTCCACCCTTTATTAATGACTTAGCTACATTTTCATCTTTTATTGTAATGGTGTTACCTTTTACTTTACCCATTACTTTTTTATTACCTATAATTTTATATTTAGCCACTATTGACCACCTTTACAGTTACCCGGACAAGATCCACAACAATCCATTATCCACCTACCTTAAATAATATCTCTCTAATTACTTCTTCAATTATTACTAAGTTCTGATTAAATCCTGAAATACTATCTTGATATGCTTGGACTTGTGCTTTAAGTGTTGCAACTTCTTGTTGTAAATCATTAACAGTTTTAAATAACCAACCTACTAAAGCAGCTAGACCACCTTGTAGTATTTGGCTTAAATTTATTTTTGCTTCCATTAACTACTTCCTTTTGTATAAACTTCAATGGTCATATTTGCACCGACACCGTCTATGCCGTTTAAATTTACATCAGCAGCATAATTAGAAACATTAACTACTCTTGCGTCTGTGTCACTAAGCCCTAAAGTTCTATTATTAAATATAACCTGTCTTATGCTAGATGAACCACTTCCTGTAATAAAAGCGTCTAGTTTATCTTGTGCCGTTCTGCTGTCTGCACGTTGTACTGCTACTAATAAATCAAATGTATATAGATCAGTTCCCCTTTGCATAGCTAAATCAAATTCAATATCAGTTGGTATAAAAATCGCTACTGGAAAGTTTATTGCGTTATCTGGTACTGTATCGTAACAACGTAGCCCACTTACATTAGAAACGGTTGTTTTTAATCCGTCACGAATTTGTGATAATGTCGCCATTAAGAAACACCTAGAACTGTGCCTTTGCGAAATGGTGCAATTAATCGTGTTATTTCTCTGTTTTGTTGAATATTGACTACGCCAAAATCACCAACACCGGCAACGCCTAGTGGTGCGTTTCGCATAGCAAATAGTTCGCTTGATAACATTAAAGTAGCTTGTTTAATCTGTGCCGGGACACTTGCATAACCCCATTTTGCAGTTATTTCTGCACGTGGTCTATTACTTGAAAAATCTAGTGGCCACTCGTGATTACCGTCTGAAATTAATTCTATAATATAAAACGGGTTTCCTTGTATGCCACCCACAACACCGTTTATTGGTAATACTTGATAATCGCTAGATGATACAGTTTTTTCATAAGTGCCGTCATCATCATCATCATATTTAACTACTAGACCTGTAGTTGTTGAAATATCATCTACACGAAGTCTATATAAATCGTTTGTAAAAAACTTACGTGCAGAAGCTGATCCGTCTGCGTAAAACTGTCTGCCACAAAATGCGTCTATTTGTCGTGAAGCTGCATTTACTGCGTCATCAATTAAGCTATCATCAGCACTATCGCTTGTTGGTATGCCAACAAATGTCTTTAATTCGTCTTGTGTACAGTAGCCGTTAGTAATTGCCATAAGATATTATCTACCTTTCTTTCGGCTTTTACCTTTGCCACCTTTCATTTTTTTACCGTAACCGATACCTTTTGGCATAATTACTTCTTTTTCTCTACTTTTTTTTCAGCTTTAGGTTTTGCAGTTTTTGTTTCAACTGATCCACCAGCTTTTTTAATTGCGTCTTTAACTGTTTTAGCACGTTCTGCCTTTCCATAGAGTTCATAACCCTTAAGTTCTTCTTTAAGTGCTTCTATTAAATCTTTATCTTTTGCCATAATTCTTTCCTAAATGGTCTGGTGTGTTGGTTGCCCAGCACACCAAAACCATTAACTAATTAGAAACTAGGTGTTATTAAACCTGTTCCCTGTATTTTTGTCATACCAGCTGGGTATCTTCCAGAAGCAAAAGCACTATAACCATAAACAACCATTTTAGTTGTTAATGATCCAGCGTTTGTTTCTTCAAATTTCAACTGGAATAAATTGTCCTCAAACAAAATGTGGTCATCAGCTTTAACTACATAAATTTGGTCTTGGTCATTACCACCACCGTCTGAAGTAGTTACGTTAGCGTCTGTGATAACTGGAAGTCCTAAAAGGTTTCCAACTACGTTACCATATTTTGCTGCGTCACCAACACCCATAGCGTTGTCTGGGTTGTTACCTGCTGGAAGTACTAACGGTCTTGAATTTCCGTCAACTCCTGCTGTAAAGAAACCCCAACGTCTTGGGTGCATAATGATTGCAGTAGCCGGTGCAAATCTGTTTGCATTGACTTTTTGTACTGCGTCTGCAAGTTTAGGAAACGCCTCACCAACAGTAGGTGTAGCGTCTGTATATGTAACTGTGTTTTGTCCAGATACATTTCTAATACCTAGTGGTTGTCCAGAAGATCCAGAACCCTCTAACATCAAACTATCCAATTTTGAATAATAAGCTGCTACTAAGTCTTGAAAAACAATGTTTTCCAAACTGAAACCCGGTTGTCCACCTCTCTCTAATGCTTGTCTTGAAACATCTTGTTGACCAGCGATTGTATCAACATTAACTGTTAATAATGTGTCATCAATGTTTGTTTCTTGAACAGCACTGTTTTGTGTTGCTTGTTCAGCAGCTTGTGATCCAGTAGTAATTCTGGAAACTTCAACTTTCATACCATAAGCCGGTAACGGCTTTTTAGGTATTGCGTTATATACTGCTGCACCTGCTCTTGCAATCGGTGCGTACTCATCTATTAAATATTGTGGTACAACTAGTCCTGTAAAAGCACCAGTTCCAATATCTCTAGCTTCGTGTTCTTGGTGGTTGTTAAGTCTTTCTTGTGCTTTATAGTCGCC